TTGTCCAAGATAACCGCGATTAGATTTTTTAGTTCCATCTGGGCGAGTCATGCCCTGTTTCATACCTGGCATAAGATTACCATTTACTCTTATTGGCCCAGTACGCAGCAGACATCTTACCCTTGGCGATGTTCTTAGCGTGACGAGCTTTGAAGGATTTACGACGAGCCTTTTGTTTGGCTGTCTTAGGATTGGCACCTGCACCACTCACGCCCTGCTGACCATAGCGTATTGTCTTAACCTTACTGCCTTCCTTGGCAACCACAACGTGAGATTTGGTGGGGTGCTTGGGGGTTCTCTTGGGCTTGTTGTAGCCAGAGACTCCGATTCGGGATAGTAGACTAGATTTTTTAGTGTCTTTACTCATGGCCCAATTATAACATTTTTAGGACTCTAATTCACGCTCTATTAGAAAGTCACAGTAGTGCTTGATCTTGCGCAGGTCTTCAACACCACCCTTGCTCTTCCAGCGTGTTGCGTATTTAACAATGTTGCCCTCGCAAAAGTCTAACTGGTTTGCCAAGATGTATTCGATAGGCTGGATGGCTGTCATGTAATGGCTACCACCTACCTGTTTAGTATTTGCCGTCATACTTCTTCCTCAAGTAGTTCATGGATACAGGCATCTCATCACACTGACCGTCGTTGACTTCGTGTAGCATCCACACACCACGCCAGCTACTGTTGGTCTGTGCTGTCAGGTAGTCCTCATCATGGACGTAGAAGATACCAGCGAACAATCCGATCATGGGCTTCATGTCTGCTCGGTTGGCAAAGGCAATGTCTCTATCCTGAACGTGGCCCATCACACAGCTCATGTGCTTCTTGGATAGCATCAGCTTGGCACTGGATACAGGCCGACCCATGATACCACTGGTGAAGTAATGCGAGTAGGCAATGCCGTCAATGACACAGACCTCAAGGAAGTCATAGACCTCCCAGCCCATCTCATCTAGCTTCAGGTCAGCATACCCTATCAGTCCCTCTAGCTTTGCATCAGACTCAATGGCTCTCTCAATGCGCTGCTCATGGTTTCCCAGTGTGAATACTAGGCGTGGGTTCCAGCGTTTTCTTCTGCCCTCAGCCAGTCTCTTCTGCTCTGCTCTGATAGGTGCCAGGAATGTTTCCAGACCCTTGATACCTGCATCAATATCATCTTTATATCGACGACCTTCAAAGGACTTCTTGCCTACATCCCAACTGGATAGCGAGGGCATATCCCAGTGATCTCCAATGTGAACGATTACGTCGGGCTTCTTCTCTACAGCGTACCTTCCTGCCCACTCCAAATGCTTAAGGCTACTGCCTGGTTTCACTTGGGTGTCAGGGATAATCATGTGCTTCATAATCTACTCCATTAAAAAAGCCCCCATCAGGAGGCTATGTCTTGGTATGCAATAGCGGCTAGGCCACATATTACAACAATGATTGCGATAGTCACGGTAAAACCCCAGTAGTTTGTAGAGGGGCGGATTATACTAGCTATCGCTGATGATATATAATGATACATATTGATTCATTCCATACCAGTAATGGTATATCAGTCGCACGCTTTCATCAGGTCAAACCAAAGTTGAACTTCAGTTTTGCATGGATCAGGATCGTCACTCCACTCCTGCATATACGCCTCGTCACCATGGGCTGAACATCTTGCATAGTCCAAACCCCCATCAAGGAAGTACAATTTGCCGTTGTCGTCTCTATGGTCAACATAGTCATGCCTGTGTTTACTTTCGAGAATCTTCCCATCAGGGGTTTGTAATCTATTTCTAACTAAGCGCATTATTAAAATGGAATGTCTTCATCAATAGCAGGGGCAGCAGCTTGCGCAGGAGCAGCACCATCGGTGAAGAACACCTTTACATTTCCAAGGATAGGGGTCTTTACACCCTGCTCACGCTCTTCAGCGGAAGTTGACTGAGATACAAAGCCATTGTTCTCGTACTGGTCTTGCTCGGCAGTATCGATGAATGTAGTCAGGTCAAGGTATGTACCTTTCTCACCCTCAAACAGTCGCGCTTTGTCGATCTTTTTAACGTCTAACTTAATGCTTAATCCAACTTTCATACTAATCTCTCCGTCTCTGTTGTTATGGTTTCTACTGCGGCCAGAACTTGCTCGGCCATTGCTTCAATAAACTTCTCATTGCGTCTTGCTCTTACTAGCAGGTGTGGCATTTCGGGGTGGTAAGACATGAAGTCCCACCAATCTCTCCCAGTTATCCACATACAGCCCTGCACTTGCTGGTAATACTTTGCTGGCACCTTACCTGCTCTCAGGTAGCTAACGTGTACCGAGTCAGATGGACATTTTATCTCAAGACCACCATCAGTGCTAACTAAGCCATCAGGACTACAGCCAAACTCTTCACTGTCATCCAGGATGAAGCCTGTCTCTACCACTTCAAAGTCAGTGATAAACTCGTAGGCTTCCCTAGCTTCTGGCTCCAGTGCGTTACCCCTTTCCATGTGCTCATTAGTGAAGAAGGGTTTACTGCGACCAGTCAATCTCTCAGCAATCATCTCATTGATGTAGGACTCTGCTGAACTAGAGGGCTTACCACTACCAGTGATTAACTTCCCAAACATTGAGGCTGATGGCCTGCCCAGTCTTGAGGCAAGCCACTCAGGGGAACCCTGCTCATCGTTTAAGATAATCATTTTACTTTGTTCTGCTCACTAAGGGGGAGCTGACGCTCATAATTTCTCATGCGCTCATTGAACTCATTCTGCTCTTTCCATTCATTCCTAAGCTCACGAATTGGTCTATGAAGATCAACACCCCTATCAGCAGGGTGATGGGCGTTACTTTGATTGCCACCTGTTAGTAAACCACTGCAATCGTAAGTGGGGCGGCCAGTGTAGTCATAGCCAACATGAGTACAGGCTAGAGACACAGAGCTTGCAGAAAAACACAAAACAAATAATATCTTTTTCATTATTTCACCTTCGCTTGCAATGCTGCTATTGCTCTTGTGTGGTGGACGGCCAACATATTGTCAACCGAGTCTGCCTTGAAGTATTTCAGGAACTGCTTAACGTCTGCCTTACTTAACTCAAGCATTGCCTTAATCTCAGCGGCTTGCTCTTCACTTACTACTTCAGTCTTGGTTGACTCTGGAAGGTCTTCCCCTGCATAAATGTAGATCCCCAGGCCAAACATGGCAATACACTTTACTAGGCATCGCATACGAGCATCACTGATGTCGCGAGTGGTAGGGTTGACGATAGACTTATTGCGGTTATCCATAACTGGCAGCCACATAGAGTGCGTTACACCTTGCACTGTTACAGATACGTTGACTTCTACTGTGTCATTCTGCAAGCAGTTGCCAATATCATACTCATAGGTGGACTCAGGGTAGTGCTCCATCAAGGTCTGCCATGCCCAAGCCCATGATAGGTAGGTTAGCTTTCCTTTCTGTTCCACCTTAGCTGAACAGTCGATTGCGGACAGTGTTGCCCATACGGATTTTTTATTAGTCATTTATTACTCCTGCTGATTGCATTTGCTCAAGGACATAGCGAGAGCCATATCCAATGTCATAGGCGTGTGACTGCCCTTCTTTATGGGGATAACCTTTGCGGCAATCGTAATCACCGCGATCTAGGTCATTCAAGTAATCAATATCTACGCTCATTATTCTAGCTCCAAACCATGCTGCTTTAACATAGCATCACGCTGCTCGCTGCTTCTGGCAAACTGATTGATCTGCGCTCTCATAAAATAATCGACATCCTTCTTATGCTTTGCCATACGGATAACTTCTTGTTCTTTTTCGTATTGACTAGGCTCTGGCATGATAGGACGTTGCTCATAGAAGTCTAGGTTATCACCATCATGACCAGTAATGTCACCTATAAACTTATTAAAGCAGTCGTCTGGACTGCCGGTGCGGTTGGGGTCTTCATCTCTGTAATACATTAGATACCCCCATTGTGTATGTCGAACTTATACTTTGCTTCGGATAAGGCTTTCACAATTATTGCTGGATGATGCTGCGATCTTTTCCACTCACCACCTGACCAGTAATAAACAAGGTTATGAGCGCCTATCTTGTAGTAGCTGCCCATCAATGCGCCGATTGCGTCTTCCGGTATAGTTTGTGTATCCATGTTACTCTCCTGTTGTTTGAGTTGAGACAATATCAAAATGTTATTTTGATGTCAATAACCTATTGTAAAGGAATTTATATAGATATACTATGTCACTTCACTAACCAAACCGAGATAACTATGGATACTGCTAAAGCAATAAGCTACTACCTAAACCTGCATGGCATGAGTCACATTGAGTTTTCCAGGCTCACACTGCTATGTCCTGCTACTGTTAGTCTAATCATGAACCGTCACCGCAAGCCCTCTCTGGACACCATGATCCGTATATCAGAAGCTCTGAACATTAAGCTGTCTGAATTTGTGGCGGCTGGTGAATAAGATGGAGAAGAAGGGCTACTACGCAATGATACCTGCCAGCGTCAGGTATGATAAAAGGCTAAACGCTAATGCTAAGTTGCTCTATGGTGAGATCACTGCTCTATGTAATGAGAAGGGATACTGCTGGGCATCCAATAGATACTTTGCTGAGTTGTATGAGGTTTCCGTACAGTCCATCAGTAAGTGGATAAAGAATCTTAGTGAGTGTGGGTATATTAATATGCAGTTGGAGTATGTGCCTGGCACTAAGCAGGTCAAGCACCGCTACATCCAGATGGCTGATACCCCTACCATAGAAAAGTTTAATACCTCCCCTCCAAAAGTAGAGGGGGGTACCCTAGAAAAGTTTCAACCCTCCCCTACAAAAGTTGAAGGGGGTACCATAGAAAAGTTTAAGGATAATAATACAACTAATAATACAATTAATAATACAAAGAATAAGGGTCGTTTCACTCCACCCACTTTAACTGAGGTCATCGATCAGTGTAATTTCAGTGGAGCTAACATTGATCCCCAAGGCTTTATTGATTTCTATGAGAGCAAGGGATGGATGATTGGCAAGAATAAGATGAAGTGCTGGAAGTCTGCTATTAGAACATGGGCTAGGAAGGATAAAGAAAAGAAGCAAACAAGACCTGTTAAACCAAAACAAAAACCAAGTGGCCTGAGAGGTCGCTCAATAACTGAAAGCCTAACCGATACCAGTTGGGCAGATTAAAACAAACTAGGAGAATACAATGGCTAAACGTGGATACGAAAGAAATGAAACCCCAGTGGGTGCAGGTCGTGACCATCCCAACACCAGGCTAATCAGGTGGGTAGGTGATAGAACAGATCTGGGGCTGGTAAAGAATGAGACCTACACTTGGTCAGAGCTGGGCGCGGCAGTTGGCATTGTTGCCAGTAGTATGCGAGGCCGAGTGAGGGGCGCACCTGAAGTACAGGACTGCCATATGTGGGCTAATGGAACACGTAAACCAAAAGAAGAGTGGGGAGTGACTACCATTGTCAGATGCGAAAGCAAGGCGGATAAAATCTCACAGAAATATTTGAGGATGAAGCTATGACTCAGGGTGACTACGTTAAAGTTAGCTCGACCAATGAGGTTGACGATAAGCTGAAGCACCTGGAATCTAGGATTAGGGGGTGGAACTATCAGTCCCCACTGGCTATCAAGCTGATGCCATTCACTGATCCCACCAGTCTCAGTCAGGAGGCCTTGTTTAACATTTGGTGCAGGGAGATTGCCGACCAGATGAAGAAGAAGGCACCTGAAGCAGACGCTGAAGCATGGAAACTGTGGCTCAAGCATAAATTCCTTGGTACATACGCCGTAAAGGTGGGCAGGGAGTCGATAGAGGGTCAGGTCTATGCTACCCCAAAGGGTAAGGCTAAGATGGCTACATTCATGCATAGCGTCCTTGTATTTGCAGATGACAAGTTGCGTGTTAGACTCAGCGTACCTAGAAACTCAGAGTACGTTAAGGTCAGGGAAAATGAGCAAGCTAAAGAATCCAAACAGAAAGCCAAGGAAGAAGGCAACCATCCAGCAGGAAGTGGAAAAGGCGGCAGTGCTACTGCAAAAACTGGTTCGGCTAAAGGCGAGCAACAAATTGGGCTTCTGTGAGTGTGTTACCTGTGGTGTCATCAAGCACTACAAGGAAGCTCAAGGTGGTCACTTTTATGGGCGCAAGGAAGTTCTGCGATTCAAGCTGATGGAAGAGAACATTCACCCACAGTGTGCCGCATGCAACTGGCATGGTATGAATACCACCAAGATACGAGAGCGATACCGTATGTACATGGAAGATATGTACGGTGCCAGGCGAGTAAAGGCCATGAATAGATTGGCATTCAGAAAGCCGCCACGTTTTAAGATGGATGAAGTGTTAGCGTTTAAGAAAGAACTGCGAGAGCAGATTAAAATTCAACTGAAGAGGCTGGAGCAATGAATACCCCATTTATTCAGATAGTTTATGAAGAGATCGAAGAGTACGGACTGGAAGACCACAAACTAAAGCTGTTTAACCTTATGGAAGCTGCCCTGAATGGTGCCAGTGGTAAAGCCAGAAAGGAGATTGATGAATTGTGGTTAGAAATTCAGGAATACAAAGTGCAGTTAGCTATTCCACCGAATGAAGAAGAATTGATGTTGCAGCACCCCACAATGTCTGTATAATAAAACGCATGGCAGAGTAAGTTGCTGCCTAAATTGTAAATAGTTGTTTGTAGTTCCTATGTAGTTGTTTTGCCCCGCTTGGTTACTCCTGCCCAGCGGGGTTTTTTTTGCCCTCAATTTGCCTAAAAAATGTACACCTTGGATCGACCTGTAAATTAAGTACACCTCGGATCGACCTGTAAAGTGTAGCCAGGGAAATAGGGGCCATTTTTTTTGAAAATTTTAAAATTTTTGGATTTTTTCTAAAAGGCCATAGAATGCGTTTTAACGGGGTTTAGCGTTTGGGGGTGCTATGGTATGGGTTGGGGGTCTAAGTGCCGGGATATTGTCCTGCAAGCGGCAAAAATGGGGTTCTGGGTGGTGTAATTCTACCGGGTTGGGGTCACTTTCTGCCGGGCAATAAAAAGCCCCAGTTAAGGGGCTGTGGGTTTAGCTTGGGGTTTAGCTGGTTAGCCATTCCTCAAAAGTCTTGAGGGGTTTGCCGGTGGTAAAGTCTATCCCGGTGCCATCGTCTGCAAGTTGCAGATATAGCTGATACTCTTGCGAATTGGTTCCCCGGGCTTGGGTCTGCCAGTCGTGATTGTATTCTAATTCCATTTTTAGCCTCCTATTAACTGTGGGTGTATCCGTCGGTTTCAATGCCCAGCCATATGCTGCCAGCTTGTACCATTACGCAGTCCCAGCCGGGCTGTACTCTTCGACGTAAATCCATATAACTGCCGTTTGGGTTTCTTTTCCATACTCGCAGCAATGCCTGCTGCTGGGCTTTGTTGAGCTTAGTCATGTCTGTGGGCCTCTGGTTCTATGTTTAGGTTTTCAAGTAAGCACTGGGCTGAGTAATAGCAGTCGTTAAAGCGTTCCTGCGTCTCTTCGTTATAGCTCTGGTTGCCGTGGCTATCCTCTACCCAGATGATGGGCAAGCCTTGGGCATGTAATAGCGCATCTGCAATATCGCAGCGGGCTTCTACGTATAAGCTGTCGTCTATATAAGTAATCATTCTTCAACTCCTTTTAGGTCGATTTTAAGTGAGGCGATACAGTTTAGGCATATAACATGGTCTCCAATGTATTTTACCTCTTGGCTGTATGGGTGGTCGTCTTTAAGCTCCGCGCAGTGGTCGCAGATTGTTTTGAATGTTGGCATTAAATTCTCCAGATGATCCAGATTAAAAGGGTAAAGGCAGCAATGCCTCCAGATACGCCTACAATAAAGCAGGCGATCTCAAGGGCTAATTTTTTGTAATCCATCACGCGCCACCAATTGAAAGAAATAGGTAAGTAGTAACATAAAAGAAACCGGCACCAATACAAGCGCCAATCCCGGTGATAGTCCAGCAGAATGCCGAAACCATTAAATCCACCCGGCGATTCCTCCGGGCTTCCAGTTTAACCATTTGAATATAAGCCTTATTCATTGGCTGCACTCCCCTTTGTTCCAGTTTGGGTTGCATTCTAAAAATGCTGTAATGGGTGATTGTCCCCTTTTGATTAGCGATAGCTGCCAAGCCTTGGGATACCAGCCGCAGCTTCCCAGTCCGTGGGATGGCTTCGCATATCTAGAATTGCCCAGCGTTAAAATTACCAGTTTAATCTGATTCATCATTTGCACTCCCAGAGTTCACGCAGCGCATAATCCAGTCCGAGGCCATCGCCATCAATCCGGGCTTCGGCATAATCTCCCCACCAATTGGCCTGCACCAATTCGCTCTGGGTATTGATCCAGATGTTCGGACCGCCAAAAGAAACCAACACGCGCGCTCCTAGGTATTCGCTGCCGCCAGTTACAATGTATTGGATGTCGAGACAGTCCTGCAGGTAATCCATGCCAGTGATCTGATCGTCTGGGCTGCCATCATATGCGTAGAGCTTGTGATCCATTCCGGCCTCCTCATATGTCATGCCGTATTGGATGTCGCGGGCTATATTGTCGACCATCTCCTGCAGCTGCTGCTTTGCTTTTGAATCGTCCATCAGATCACCTCCGGGCGTGTTGCTGGGTTGCTCATCTTGGCACACCAGTTGTACATCATGTATGCGCAAACTGTTGCTGCGGTTAATTCGCCTCCGCTAAATTTGTCGATGTAATCGTGGACATCCTGCAGCGTGTCAGGTGTTGCGAATAAGTCGCAGGGCTTGAAGGTGACGATGTCGTCGCCCAGTGGCTGAAACTCTTCGTTTGTGTCTGCGCGGTATCGTTTACGTTCGCGTTCAACTTTGAGCATGTGCTCATCCATTGCCTGAGCCGGGCTGAGGTCATAACATCCCCAAAATAAAGATCCGTAGCTCTCGGGGTGGGTGCTGTAGCTGTGAACCATGTAACGCTCTTCGGGTTTGCCCGGTACTTTAGACTCTGGGCGACGGCTTACTACTGTCTGGCTCATTTGGTCAATGGTCATAATCTCACCTTCAAGGCGGGCCAGTTTGGTTTCAAGTGCTGTTTGTATGCTTTGCATTTTGTGTTCCTTTTATAGTTATCCGCCAGCAAGGGCTGACAGTGGTTACGATTATAATGATCCAGTAACCATTTACAACTATAAAGGTTGGTTTGCGATTTGAGATTGAAACGATTAATCCAGTAATGGCTGCAGCTATCTA